TAAAGTACAGATTACCATCTGTAGATAATGTAACTGTATTTGAACCGTTTATAAGTTGGTCTGTAGGACCACCACTACCACCACCCGATAAACCAGGAAATAAGTTTCTATTCCAATACATAAATTATGGTCCTACTCCGTTCAAGGCTTTAATAGCAGCAGCTATTCTATCTAACGCGCCTTGTATTGTTGTAGGGGCAGCTCCATTCCAGTTTGAAGGTACAGCGGGTGTATATGCCCCTGTATACGCTGTTGTTTGTGTAGAGTTGTCAGCAAAATTAATTGTACTTACTGAACCGATTTGTAGAGTAGTAGTAGCTTCTAGAGCACTTAAGTAAACTGTATGTGTAAAATCGTTATACGAAATTTCAAAGTTAGTATTAGCTGAAGGAGCTGTAGTACCAATATAAGGGGTATTGCCAACTGTTAAAGCCCGGGCAAACAAACCGTTAGTACCTAAAACTGAAACACCAGTACCACTCGATGCAGCATTATTAGTAGAGGTTATTAAAATAGCAGGTGTATCGTCATGATAATCTGTATTAGCGGCTAGGTATATATTAGCATCACTATTAGTACCCATTATACCTAACGTGTCAATACCCAACGTTGTAAAGCTTGAAATGTCTTTTATTGCGTACGCGGTGCCTTCAAATATTCCGGAAGCTGCATTAGTTCTATAAAATTCTATCCAACTTCCACCGTTAGTATTTCCACGAAGGTTGTCTTTAATCTGTAAACCTGGACCACCACTATCAACGATAACATAACCGTTGTTTGAAGCTAATGTAATATTACCATTTAATAGCGGGTTAACTGTACTTATTGTAATATCGTTAGCGTAAAGTACTGCATTTTGTTCAGCGCTTAATATTGAACTACTTGTTGAATGCTGACAGCCAATAAAAAAGTTGATAGAAGAGTTTGGGGTTGTGTATATATCCCCATATAGCGTTTGACCACCTACTAAAAGAGAGTTTGCTATTAAACCACCATGTCCTGTAATTTCAACTCTAGCACTACTTAACGAGCTATTATTATAAGAAGGAATATAAATACCAGGGTTGTATCTATTATAATCTAAATAACCGGCTATTAATATACTAGTATCATGTGTCATGCCTGCCAATGCTAAAGTATCATTAGCATTATTTTGAACAGGGAAATTAGGTAAATCTCTTATTGTATATGCGGTTCCGTTAAAAACAGGATTGTTAGCATTTGTTCTATAAAATTCTACCCAAGTACCACCATACAAGGTGTTATGACAGTTATCTTTAATTTGTAGACCGGGTCCTTCTGTGTCAACAATAACAAAACCATTGTTCGGGTTTAATGTAATATTACCGTTTTTAAGCGGGTTGGTTGTAGTAATATTAATAACATCTCCATAAACATTAATACCACTAGCGCTATCTGCACTTAAAGTTGTATTAATTGAATCTGTTTTAATATAAAAGTTACTATTAGTACTTGTATAAAAACCGTCAAAGTTGTCAGGGTTAAATCTTAACTGGCCCCCAACTGTAAGTTCTTGCATTACCACGCCGGGCCCGTTCAGTTCAAGCTTACGTCCTTGGGAAGCATTATTTACTGATGGTATGTATATACCCGGAACAGTGTATGGATCTCCAAAACTAGAAGAAAAATACAAACTTGTATTATTATCTGTACCCCCGAAAACCAACGCATCTATTGGAGATGTGATCGAAGATAGTGGCCCAGTGGTGTTTAAATACGGTAAGTTTCTTATATTATAAGCAGTACCGTTTAATATATTAACACTGCCTGTACTGTTTACTCTATAAAACTCTAACCATGTACCACCATATTGGGTATCGTGTAAATCGTCTATTAGTTGTGTACCAGGCCCCCAACTATAATGCTGTATAATACCATTATTGGCAGAGATAACAATATTACCATTTTTTAATGTGTGAGCGGTGCTAATGTTAATAACATCTGCTACTATATTAATACCACTAGCGCTATCAGCACTTAATAACGCATGATTTAAGTCCGTCTTTATGTGAAGGTTACTATTAGTACTTGTATAAAAACCGTCAAAGTTGTCAGGATTAAATCTTAACTGGCCACCGATAGTAAGTTCTTGTGCAACCACTCCGGGCCCATTTAGTTCAAGCTTGCGACCTAGCGCAGCATTATTTACTGATGGTACATATATGCCTGGAACAGTGTACGGGTTGCCAAAACTAGAAGAAAAATATAAGCTTGTATCATTATCTGTACCACCGAAAACAAGTGCGTCCATTGGTACTGTTGTTGAAGATAATGGACCGACTGACTCTAAATACGGTAAGTTTCTTATATTATAAGCAGTACCGTTTAAAATATTTAAACCACTTAAAGTGTTGGTTCTATAAAACTCTAACCAACTGCCACCATATTCTGTGTCGTGGCAGTTATCTACCAATTGAGTACCAGGTCCTTCACTAACATGTTTAATAATACCATTATTAGCGTTAACAACAATATCTCCGTTTAATAACGGACTTAAGGTTTGTATTACTACATTAGCCGCTCCTAGGGTAATTTTGTCATTTAAGCCATACTGGGTCATTCCGTAGTTGTTTACCTCTAAGTTACGAGTAGGATAAGACGTGCCTGTACCGTTAGCGCTTAAAGCCGATAAAGATAAACTTAAAGCAGAAAGCCCATTATTTAAGTTAACAAAATTTTGATTTATTATAGAACGACTGTTCTTAAGAAAATCTAGAGGCTGTATGGTGGTAATCTGGGCCATGATAGGTCTTTATTATTTAGTATAAACACATAGATGTTTACACTGTTAGCCAAGTATATGTGTTACCATCCCATGTAAATGTTGCGTTCATCCAGTTAATATCTACCGGGTTAACAGTTATAACTTTAATACCGCTTAAAGCGTAGGGTTGTTGTACCGGCATTCCAGGTTGATACGAATCTTTAGATAAAATAGAATATCCGGCTGGGTTAGTTACAATAATATCAAAATATCCCCCGTCTGCAGCATCTGCAGGGGCTTGATAGTTAACAACCATTTTATTATTGTTAACAATCCAGTAATTTAGTACAGGTACCACGTTCTGGATATCAGGATAATATGCAGACAGGGAAGGTATACCGGAAAATGCGGAAAGAGTAACATTATTGTTATACCCAAACATACCAGGTACAGAAGCACTTAAATAAACACCGTTTGTATGGTTATAAGAATCTCCTAGTAGAGTACAAGTACCGGAAAGACTTGTAGGTGTAATCCACCTATCTGTGTATCTTGTTACAGGGCGTGCAGAAACTGTAACAGTCTCATTATAAGGTGTACCGTTTAGTTCATTTAATATGTTATATATTGAACCATATGCAGATTCATCTTGAGGTATAGCAGAAACTGCGTAAAAGTTGCTATCAATCTTAAATATTCTACCAACAGGGCTTTGAGTGGACTTAAACAACCATCCTTTAATAGTAAAAACAGTGTCACAAGTGACTCTTGTACGTTGTAAATCAGTTAAGTCCATTGGGTAGCCCATCTTTAAAGCCCCATCCCACAATACTTCTGTTCTTATTTCTTGATTCGGTAAAGAGTCATTAGTAGTTGAAATTATAAAATAAGGGTCGCTCCAAGGAACAAAATTACTAAGAATTTGATCCATATCGGTTTGAAACCGAGTTACAATATTAATGTTAACAGCAATGTTAACCGGTACTGGTTGTAATGTATGAATACTGGATACATCAGTAGAACTTGAGTTATAATAAGAACCACCAAGTTTATTAAATACTCTATTAACATCACGAGATATTGAAGCTATACTAAAAGCTACAACAGGAAGTGTTAATGTCTGCGCTTTGTCTACTAAATCGTGTAATACTCTCTGTTTTGCAGAGTAAACATAACGAACTGCTACCGAAGCCCCAGGGTTTCTTTGATTATCAAAACGTTTTACTACAGCGCCATCGAAAGCCTGCAAGAATTGCGTTAATAAATCCTTGATCTCCCAATGATAATTATATTGTTGCACAAAATATACTTACGCACTTCTATATATTCTGTCTAGAAAGTGCTTCGGTAATTTGTCTCTACAGTCATTTATGATTTTACTAGCTAATCCGTCTAAAATATAGGTGCAACTCTCATCGTCTTTAGTTCTCGTACATCTTCCAGCAGCTTGGATTAAAGTAATAAGCATTTTCATACGATACCAATCCTTATCTTTTTCAGATAACATCTTAATACGCTTATTTCCTAGCGGAAGGTATGGTAACTTTATAATAATTTGCCATTTTCCGAGGTCTCCCTTAAGATCTAACCCCATAGTCAATGAAGGACTTACTATGACCGTAGGGTCTGTACGCATACTATGCTCTTTTATAATGTTTTCATTAGTGGTTCCCTCTTCTCTATACAAAAATCTTCTGCCATTTAGCTTTCTTTGTAGTTCTTGTGTAATTTTAAACGTGTGAGTATGTATAATACCCTTTTCATCTTTGTGATAGTTAGCAATGTTTACAGCTTCTGCTAATACCCCTGGTAGGTTTTTATCCATTAATGCATGATTTAATGGAAGTTTATCCCCTAATATGATAGGGCTCTTTTTAGGGTCAAAAGTCGAGGGTACTTCTATATATTTGTAGTCAGTGATACCTAAATTCCTCGCAAAAATATCGCGGTCTACGATAGTTGCACTCATTAATACAACTACTTCTGCAAAATCAAACAAGCAGTGTGTTAACCGATCGATTTTTAACGGGGTAACCACTACCTTTTCAGCGTCTTTTTCGACAATATACTGTGCATCGTCCCAATGATTGATTGTGTGCTTAATAGCATCACAAAGATCTTTACGTTGTCTTTGTTTTGATAGTTCAATTTTGTTTTTTTCAAAACGAGAACGTTCATTAAAGCTATCAATAGTATCTTCTATAGCACTCTGTACATCTAATAACCACCCGAGCACTTTCGGCTGTGACTCGCTAGTTAATTTTTCTGCCTTTACATCAAGATACGTTAAAGATTTATAGTTTACTACTACTGAAAAGTTTTTAACTATTTCATCTTCTACTTCTGACGCCTCGTCACATACAATAATCTGACGTCTTTTTACATGATCAGGTAAATTAAAGAAAGAAGCGTAGTTAAGAACAGTAAACCTATCAATTAATGCTTCATTACGCATTTCATAGTACGGACAAGTACAATCGTTCCAGCATTTTTTCTTTTGATTAGGCGAAATCACACAAGGCGCCTGATCGACAGCAAAACTATCATCAACTTCACATTGATAGTTAGATTTGCCTTTAAATATGGTACTATCTTCGAACAACTCTCCATACTGATCCTGTAAAGCTTTGGTGGTGGTTAAAGCAAATAACCCGTGATTAGGGAATCTATTAAAAACTGGTGGAAAATCTTTATCAAACGCTTGATAGTTATTGACTAGTTTTTCATATTCAGAATCTGCACTATTAGTAGTATTAGAAAGGGTCTTGCTGAAGAAAGATTTACCAGAACCGGTAGGTGCTTGTACTATAATAAACTTCGTACCAGAGTTTATAGCTTCTTCTATCTGTTGCAAGCCTTGAATTTGGTGCTCTCTAGGCGTGTGCGGAGCAGGAAAATAGCTGAGTATTGGTTTTTCTATCTTCATTAATTAAAAGATAGAGTATACAGTAAAATATAAAAATTACAAGGACGAAATGGTCATAACGCTATCATAAAACCGACTATTTTTAATCTTATTAACACCTTTTAATGTTATTAATAAGTCAAAGTCGTTTTCAGCAAGTGTTTCAAGCTTGTAATCAAAGTATACCTTGTTTTTTTCAAAATATGCTGAATAAGGAAACGGTATTTCGAATGTTTCTCTTTTCTTTTCGTTAACTAGAATAAAAGATAGGTAATTCCCGGAAAGCTTGTATAGCAGTAGCTTGCCGCTTTTGTAGTTTTTTTGTTTAAAACTAAAAACAACATCTCTTTGCAATAATGGCTTTAATAATGTATCAATTTTATCGGTCATGTGTGCATGAATGAGACTTTTTGTCCCTCTGACATTTTAGATAGTACTCTATTAAAAAAATCCCAAAATTCGTCTGGTGGTGTAGTCTTTATTGCTCTTACTACTTGAACGTTTTCTGCAGGGATTAACCTAAAATCCTGCATAAGGATGTCCCAAGTCATAACTAAACCTCTTTGTTCAGGGCTAAACTTTAATCTTCCAGGCGCACCATGAAAGTTCAATGCCATACGACCTGGCATACTATTAAGTAGGTTTGTATCGTTAGTCGCAAGCATTCTTCTTACTGTATTACCAGGTAAAGGTCTCCGTCTATCAAATCTTAATTCGACCGCATGGCCGTTTAAAATTTGTTCTAGTGCTCCTGGAGACATACATATTACTTAGCAGGGGTTGCACGGCCAAAGATGCGTTCTTCATTAAGAAATACAATGTTTTTTAATCCATTCATCTTTGCGCATTTAATACCGAAGTTACTTGGAAATATTACGTGTTCTCCAACCTTAGTCTTACAACGCGGTCCTGCAATAATAACTTTAGCTACACGCCAAGCAGATTGAACCATGTTAACCGGTACAAAAATACCGTCTCTCATAATTTGAGTGTTATCTTCATTACAATCTGCAAATTGACACATCATGATATCATCTAAAAGTGATTCAAGTTTCCAATCACTAAGATTAATATCAGAACCCATGTAATTGTCAAGCTGTACAAGACCTTTGACATTATCTGTTTGTACGTCTTCATTAGCTCTCAAAGCTTTTTCCCGGTCTTCAGCATTAATGCCTTGAGCTTTTAGATCTTTTTCGACTTTATAGGTTAGATTTTTCTTCATTTGGAATTTTTAAATTAAACTGTTCTATGTATTGACTTACTTCTCTACTGGAAATTTCAAGATTACTTGCAATCTTTAATAATGTTTCATTAGACTTCTTAACTGCTTCTTTTTTAGTCTTTTTAATATATGAAATCTTTTTGAATCTACAAGTCGGTATAACTGTGTCTAGTGCAGCGTACCAATCTTTATTGTTCTCAAGGATTTTCCAGTATCTATTAGTAGTATCATTAACTAATGACGTAATAGACGTAGAATACATAGTACACCAACGCTGGAT